CCGGGGTGCCATTCCTGCGTCTGGTTGTAATAGACGGTGAAGGTCGTGGGGCTGGTGATGGCCACGTCGAGGTAGAAGAGCTTGTTCCGGGCGTCGCGCAGCGCGGTGACGATGGTCACGCCAGTCAGGTCAGCAGGCCAGCCCGGTTCGGTCGTATAGGTTCCGGCACCGTTGAAGGTTACCCCCTGCTTGAACTGATGTTGGGTGCAAGACATGGTTTGCCGTTTGGGTTTAGCCGTATGTCAATACCCCCTAAATGGGTCAGAACCCCGTCAATTTACCGATATCGTAAATCTCAGTCCCGCCTGGGGGCTGATCGGAAAGGGTCTGTCCGCCTTGGTTGGGGTCGTGAGCGTCTGCCGTAATAATGAACGTCCCGATGTCCGTATCCAATGCCTCCCCTACGAGCTGAAGGAAGTCGTGGTTGTCTACTGTCTTGTTGGGGTATTGAATGCCGATGCTCCACCCGGTATAGACAATAGGCGGTTCCGGGCCTTCATTGTTTCCAATGGTATAGTATGGCGGTGGGCCATATGTGTCTCGACGGAACAAGGAACCGCTATCCCATTTGAAGAACTTGGGAGGACTTCCGACGCTCAACGGCCATTGCCTTGAAAACTTGGTATACGACGCATTCCAAAGGAACGCATTAAGCACAAGCGGAGAACGCATTGAAGCCCAAGTAAAACCAGATGGGTCAAACCCACCTACCTTTGGCCCGCCGATGCGGGTAGCCATCAGACTCCCGCCCAGTAATAACGGGCGGTGTCAGTTCCGACCTTCAGACGCTCGGCCCAGACAGAGCCGGAGATGGTCTGGTCGATGGTGAAGTTTTGGGGGTCGCCGATGTTCCGCGCCACGCCCATGAGGATGTAGCAGTACTCGTCCGTGTCCGTGAGCTGAGTCTGAGACTGAACCATCGTCGGGTAATACGGGTCGGTCTGATCCGTGACCGGGAAGATGGGGTTATTTGAGGCGTAGGCTTCCGTACCCAGGCGGAGGTAAATGTAAGTGTCCTGATTGATGAGGAAGTCGATGGTCGCCGGAAGGAGCGTACCAGAGGCAGGTTCGTCGAACGGTACGAGGTTGTTGACCATGCCCGCGCAGACGTCGGCACGGTAGAGGTCGCCGGCCTCGCTTGGTACGACGAACGGGTGGAACTGGAAAGGATGCTCGCAAGCGTTGTCGTCCTGAGCCGCGCAGCTCGCCGGGATGAGGTAGGAGTAGTTCAAGGAAGTCCAGTCAGCGGGGCCGATGAATTCTTGGAACCATTCGTCCGTGACCGGCGTAATCTCCTCGAAAGCGTTAAGGTCATTGGAATTGACGATATCAGCCCATGCCTTAGGCGTCGTATTCTTGTTCAGGTTGTACGGGTCGTTCGACTCGTTCAGATCGTCCTGATTGCAAAGGGTAGTTCCATTGAACAAGCAAGGAATCTGAAGGTCGATAGGGCCGACGATGTGCTGATCGATGGTCAGCGCGACGGCGTCGCTGCCGACGACGGTCGAGGCCGTCACGATACCGATGAGTTTTACCGAGTAGCCCCACTTGACCGGGTTGAACCAAGTCGTGTGGCAGTTTCCCCAGTCGCCAGACAAGCCGGTCGACATGGCGTCGTAACCGACCATCTTCTGCACGTTCATCTTGTTGACGTACTCCGAAGGGCCGGTCTCAGAGAAGATGGTATTCTCGATGGAATCTCCAGACTTGAAGATGGACACGAAAGGAACCTCAGCATTCAACAGCGCGGAGTCGGTGTCGTCGTTCGACTGGTTGATGTCGAACTTGCTGATCGTGACGTAGTAGGTGCCTGGGGAGGTGATATTATAGTACCCGTTGGCCTCCATCCAGATGGTCGAATTGTCCGTTCCTTGGGTGACGGAGATTCCGCTGCCAAGGACGGCGGTCTTGAAAATCCATGCTTGGCGTTGGTCGGAATGGCCACCGAGTCTGACCCGTGGCATATTGCTCTGGGTGAAGTTGGTCGTCCCCTTGGCGAGCTTGAGTTTCTGGACGAACACGCCAGGCGTGACCTCGATGCTGGCGACCTCCAACTGGAACTGCTGGTAGAGCGTAGCCGCCGCGCCGCTACCGTCCTGCTGGTAGACTTGTTGGGGTGTTCCCATCGCCGTACCGCCAGTACCTGAAAGGAACTGGATATCGTTGGACATCATCGGTCGGGACTTGTCCACCGAGCCGGCGAGCTTGTTCAGCGCGGAGGCGGAGATGGGCTGTCCTGCGGCGAAAGAGCCGTCAAGCGAACCGCTGTTGAATCCAGAGATGGAACGCATCAGAAGCCGGTGATCTGCGGGTAGATGTCAGGGTCCCAGCCGGAGATGCCGGAAAGCATAAGGTCAGCCGTCACCTTCCAGATGCCGCCGAACTGTTCGACCGAGCAGGAGGTGATAAGGAATCCTCGGTTAATCTTGGAAAGATAAAGTGCCGTGTAGATAAAAGCACCGCCATACTGACCCGTGGCAAGTCCCTTGTAGGAATCTGGCAACTGATAAAGGTTACCGTTGGTATTCCATCCGACATAGGAAGCAAAACCTACGGCGGTCTGCTCGTTGTTCACATAGAACAAACAGCGCAGCGTGTTAGAAGGCTTGTAGTAGTTCTTGATGCCGGCCTTGATATTGATGTTGCCGGCGTTGTATTCCTCGATTTTTTGATTTGGAAGGAATCCTACGAACTGCTGACCCTGCAAGGCACCACCGTTTACCACCTTGGGCGTCCAGAGGGCGCGGTTGGGGTTTTTGGTGATATCCTCTTCCCATCCTCCTGCGGGAGGCCATCCGGCAAGCACGTTGCTCATCGGAGGCAGGCCGGTGGGGCTGTTGACGACAAGGAAGTTGGGGTGGTGTTCAATTGGCTCGGAAGCCGTAGCACCAGACATCACGACTTGCGTGATCGTCTTCGTGCCGCTGTTTACGTTTGGGTCGATACCGCAGAAGTCGGCGGTGACGGTCAGGACATTGGCCTTCTCATAGACCATGTTTGCCTTCCAGATTTTCATCTGCTGAAGGTTTGCCGGAGCGGTAGAAACCAGGCTTCCGAGAGTGGTGCCTTTGGCGAACTTCGTAGTGAAGTTGCCCATTTGAGAGACGTCCCACTTGAACTTGATTTGTGCTTGAAGTAGGCCGAATCCGTCCGCCTCAATCTGCCACCCGGGCTGCGGTTTCGGGTCGAGAAGGTTGTTACCGTAAGGGATGACAGTAGTGGAAGACATTATCGTGAAAGTTCGTCAGGGGTGCGCGGCGGAGGGGTGTCCTTCGGCCTGGTGTGTTCGGCGGTGGCCTCGGTGGCCGTTGCGATCCGTTCAAGAGGTGTGAAGGCCACGGCTCCGAAGATGTCGCCGCCGCCCATCTGCTGCATCTGGGAAGCCGCGCCGGCTTCGGCCATACCAAAAGGGGAGAGGACTTTGCCGTTACCCTTGAGCTGCTTTCGGATTTCCTTTTCGGCTTTTTCACGATCTTCGGGGTCAAAACCCTTAAGCACGAATTTCACGAGTTCTTCGTTGGTCATGTGCTTCGGAGCATTCTCCATCCTCCGCTTAACCTTATCTTCTAATGATTCAAATGGGTTCCAAGAACTAAGCGTAAAAATGTTTTTAATATCCGACATGAACCCTTCGACCTGTTCGACAAAGCCGCCAAACCCATCAATCGCAATATTGGTCAAAGAGGTGAAAATGTTATCTAAATCATTCTTAAGACGTCCGAGAGCAGATGTCGCACCCGGGTCTGCTTTTTTGTAAGTGTTGGCAGCGTCGTCGATGGCCCTAGAACCGGCCTTGATGATGGGAAGAAGGTCTTTGAAAGCATCTCCGAACATCTTCGTGCCGTAGTAAAGCAGCGTGGCTTCGTCCGTGCCGGCGGCATAGGCATCGGCCAGCATCTTCATAGCCTTCTGGTCATTGAAAGTACCGTTGGCCAACTCGTCCATCCCGACTCCCATCTTGGCAAGGATGTTTGTAAGTTCTCCGCCCTTGATGCGAGCCTCGCCCATGCGGCGCGTGAACTCTACCGATGCATTCACCATAGTCTGAAGACTTACTCCGAAAGCCTTGCCGATTGCTTCAATCGTGCGTACCTGATCGATTGAAAGTCCAGTCGTCAACGATGACAACCTGATGGACTGAGCGTAATCGGCAATCTCCTTAACTTTTGCAAGCGCGGCGGAAAGCATTCCACCGAAGGCGTCGAAGAAAGCACCGATGACGCCACCGATAGGGCCAGCAAGAAGACTGCCGATGCCCATGCCAGAACTTAGTTGTCCGGCAGCGGCGTTAAAAGGATTCTTACCCGCCTGGACAGAACCAGCAAGACCGCCGAGTTTCTTACCCGCGCTGGCAAGACCTTTCTCCAGCTCGCTCTGGTCTAGTCCAATTGTTACAGATAGGTCGGCCATCGGTGTCAGGGTAGGTTGTTCGCCTTTTTGTAGGCTTCAATACGGGCGTCGAAATTCTCTAAATCTTTTTCTTCCTCGGTGGATAGGATTTCCAGCTTTGATCCGTTGTAGATTGCGCTGGCTACGGACATCCAGACGGCCTCGCCTTCCGGCATCGTCCATGCCTCCTCCAGGCTGACTCCATTACGGCAAAGGTTAGAAACGCAGGACAGGGGGAAGGGGATTGCTTCATACTTCTTAACGCCCTCCTTCTCCTCCTTTTTCCAGAACTTAGGGTAGGACAGAGATACCTTGATGCAGCCGAGAATCGTACCCACGCAGCGCGAATAGTACTTTTTGCTGATCGCCATCCGGGCGATGTATAGTTTTTCGATAAAGGACAGAGGACGGGCCATCTCCTCCTTGTCGTAGGTCGACAGAATCCGCGCCGCCATGACGACCTGAACCGGGTTAAACTGGTACTTTTCCGGGTCGAGAAACGGAGACTCAATGGCCTCCAGCGCGATTCGGTGACGCAGGCAGAAAGGGCGAAGCGTCCTGCCGCACACCTTGTTTTGGTGGGGCAGGACGGTCGTAGCCTGTAGGTATCGAGCATCCATCGTGGATGCCGCCCTATTAGGCGATCTGCGAGTACTTAACGCCCTTTACGGTGACCTTGCGGAAGTCCTTGTTCGTACCCTTGTCTTCAAGGGACTTCAGAATCCATTGAATACCGAGGTAGGTGAACTGGGTGCCGATTTCCGGGGTCGTTCCGTCCTTGAGGACACCCTCAAGGGTGATTTCCTGAAAGAGATCGTCCAGGCGGTCGGTGATGACACGGCCTTCTTCGTCCATGACTTCGACGTCAATCTTGAAGCTCTGGGAGAGAGAGTCGGACTGGAGGGTCGCATAGGTGACCGTACCATAGAGTCCGTAAAAGTGTGCTACGCCGTAATCGATTGCCATAGTCGTATGGGTTTAGCCAAGTGTCAAGGGGAGGGGGGCATGACGCCCCAGACGTTATATTCCAGCACGTTGCCGTAGCGTCGCTGGCTCATGCCTTCCTCGTCGTTCTCAATCCACAGGTCGTACAACTGGCCGTCGGTCGAGGGGTTCCAGAGGGCTTGCAAGGCCGGCACGTCGCGCATGGCTCCGATGACCTCCACGACCCTAGCGCGGTGGGATTCCAGCGTCTCGTCGTCGGCGGACGAGTAGATGTAGAGTTTCAGGGTCGCCTTGTAGTTGCCCAGCGTCTTGGAGCCGAGGTCTTCGATGTTGCTGCTGGACTCGGCGTGGGCGATGATGATCGGGATGACCCGGATTTCGTCGGTCACGCCCTTGTGGACGGCGACGCCTGGGAACAGAGGTTCAAGGTAGCCGGCCACCCTGTTCTCGAGGACGGTTCGGAAACTGAAGAAGGGAGGGTTGGACATCAGGGTGTATTGGTAAGGGATAGGTTGAACCCGTTTTGGAGCCGGCTGATTACGTCGGCTAGTTTACCGTGGTTGCGCGGGGCTTGCAAATGCTTCAGCATGGCAACACGCATGGCGAACGCCCGGTGATTCATGGCCATACGCATGAAGTGGTAGCCTTGGCTGTAGTTACGGCCTACGGTTGAGCCGAGTTTGATGATGGGATCAGGGCCAGTAAGCCTCGGCTGAAAGATTGAGGTATCTGAACCCTGCTTGCTAATCCAAGCAGAAGTAGGCATCGGACGTAGTTTTTTGCCGGCGTAATACCAGCCAGACTTGAGTCTACCTACACGATACTGAACGCGCTTGATGTATGATTCTACGACCTTCCAATCGTCGACATAGTACCTGTCTTTTTTAGAGGTTTCGTAGACCTTGTAAGACGGACTTCCGCGCCGCTGTTCGTGAATAGACTTGATTTGAGCCTCTGTCGTTCCAAGGATAAAACGAGCATTGCTGTACCTTTTGTTTCCTTGGATACGCTTGAAATAGTCAAACAGTCCTTGACCAAAGATGCCGCCATTTTCTTGAATCATCCCAAAAACATAGCCTGGGTCTGCAAAGACTGGACGCTTCATCTTCTCCTTAGCCCAGGCCGAAAACACGCCTAGGTTATTATTAGCGGCTACGCCGGCAGCGGGTGCCATGAACAACGGCGCGAAAATCTTACGGACGTCACGGCTGACGGCGTTGTCCCCCTTCTTCTTGGCCTTGCTTCCAAAACCGCCGTCACCGCCTTTCGTGATTGAAGGCTTTGCACCCGAGAACGGTGGGGTGAAATCGCACATATCCTTGGCGAACAGGCCAGCCTGCTGCTTCACTACATCGGCGATGCTCCTACGCATGACCATTGCGTACAGAGCTAGGTGCTTGGCGAACTGGGTATAGTCGACCTTGATGTCCTTGGCGACTGTGACCACATAGGCCATTACTGAACCTTGGTCTGGACTTTGACGATGACCCAGGCGGAGGGGGTGCGGTCGGTCACGGTCATAATGCGGAACTCCTGACCCCCATAGGCCACCACGTTCCCGAAGGCGATCAGCCCCGGATTGGCGGCGGCGTCCGTCCGCAGGAACTTCATGTCGAACGAGGTCTGGTTCATAAAGCCCCCCGTTTCCAAGTCCTGCATGATGGCCGGCTGCGACATCAGCGCGTTTAAGGCTACTGGCGTCCCGCCTGGGACGTTTTTAACGGTCACGGCCTTAGGGATCTCGGAAAGGATTTCCGAGGCGTCTACAGCCCATTCGTCCGTGATTCCCGACATGGGTTTAGCCCATTGTCAAAATAAGAAACCCTCCCCCCGTGGCGCGGGGAGAGGGCTTCGCATTGTCGCTTTGGGGGATTTTAAACTCCCCCGAAACTTACGAGGTGAAGGCGATGCGCTGGAGGGCGTTCGGGTTACCGACCGCAGAACCAACGAGCCAGAGGGCCGACATATTGTGCTTACCGGCCTGCCAGTTGTACCAGTAGCGGAGAGCGAAGGAGAACTTGCTGTCCGGGTCTTGGACGACCATCTGTTCGCCACCGCCGGTGGTCGGGGTAGCAGGAACACGGGTCACGATGACGAGACCTTCCTTGCAGGAGGCCACACCGTTGAGACCTTCGGTGAAGGGCGTACCAGAGGTCGGGAAGCCGTTGTACTCGGAGACGCTGAAGCCGTGGAGTTCCTTGCTGATGGCGTTCTTCTGGATCACGTCGCTGTTACCGTAGGAGAAGGTCTGGGCGACAGACGCATCCTGAACGAGCTGGCCGAGAGCGTCCGGCGAGAGCAGGAGCTTGCGGTTCATGTGAGGCAGGTTGGCCTTGGTCAGGTTCTTGGCGGCGTTCGCAACGGCGATGCGGTTGAAACCAGCGGTGGAGCCGGAGTAAGCAGCGTTGGCGAAGTTAGCGGCGGTCACCTTGGAGAGGACTTCGTCGAACAGGGACTTCTGGACGGCGTTGGCGATCGGGGCGAAGAAGAGGCGACGGAGGCGTTCCAGGCTGAGGGTGGAGGCTTCGTAGTCGGTGAAGGCGACGTCGACATACTTCAGGTCGGCGATGGTCACCGGGACGTCCGTGGAGACAGCGTCC